AAAGACCATATGGCGCGTATTAGAGCTATGAAAAAGAAATAAAGAATAATAATCTATATATAATATTATGAAATGTTATATATATAAAATTGAAAATAATACTGATAAAGAACAGTTTTATATCGGTTCAACATTAAATTTATCAAGACGAAAGAGTCACCATAAAAAGAATGTAAAGAATAAAGTAGGAAAATTGTATTGGTGTAAATTATATGTGTATATACGTAATAACGGTGGATGGGATAACTTCACATTTAGTAAAATAAATGAAATTGATATAAACTTACTATCTGAAGGAACATGTTTTGAACAGTCTATAATAGATGAATTAAAACCTCCATTAAACTCTATAAAAGCATCAATAAAACCTTTTAAAGAAATAACTATATAGTATATATAATGGAAACTATTAATGAAACTGATATACCTAAGGTTATGCAAAATTCTGATGTTTTATATAAAAAAGATGTTGAATGGGTTAAAGATATACCATATCAAGAACCAAACGATTATGAGAAAGAAATGTTGAAAGATACTTCAACAGTTGAGAAACTTCTTGAAGGTGAAAGACTTGAAGCGATAGAACAAGAAGAAAAGATTTTGTTAATGACCGAAGAAGAGAAGAATGAAGAAAAGAAGAAGAATATTTTAACTATATTTAAAGTAATAGTTGCTAATAGACTTGGTTATCATCCTTTAGTTAATATATCTGATCTACAACAATCACAAAAAGACGCATTTATTGGAAATATCAAATGTTTAGTTGAAGATTGGAATAATGGATTTGAAGCTGATATAACTGATGAATTTAATAAAATCTGTAATGAAAAATTATTTCATAATGGTGCTGATGTATCATGTTATCCTGTGTATTCTTAAATGACATTTAAAGATTAAACATTAAAATGTTTAATCAAAAACATTAAATTACATTTAATATTTAAACACATATTATTATTAAATAATAATATGAGTGGTCAACCTTATAGGTATGAAAAAGACATTGCAAATTTTAGAAATGAATATATGGACGCCTTAGCTTTAAGGGCTAATATAGATGATATGAATTTACAAGCAAATAAAAATTATTTAGAAACAGGGGCATTACCTCCCAGATCTACAATGAAAGACACAAGAACAACAGCAGAAATTTTAATGGATGTAGAAAAATTAAAAATTAATATTATTGGAGAATTTAAAGGTGTAGCTACACCACAAATGATTCAATTAGTTTTACAACGCGTTCAATCATCTCCTCTTAATGGTGATGGGTCATTTTTAGTATGGCTTGCACAGAATGTTAAAGAACTAGTCCCACAACTTAAAAAGAAATATTCTTATGGAATTGCTGGTGATGCTAATGATGCTGAAAATATGTATTTATTTATTCAAGATATATTTAGTAAAACTAAAGATATTAATTCAACTCTAAAAAGTGCATTTGATAGACCTGTCGGATCTGATAACATCGGTATTAATGTTGGAGATTTTGCTAAATTGAAAAGGTCATATGATGATATTCAATTTAGATTAATAAGTTCACCTATTGTATCACCATTAAGAAATACTATAAGAGATAAATTTAATGCTATGGATTCATTTATAGCAGCACCAACACCTCCACCAGCAGGGGGCGTTCCAATTATTGGTTCTACTAAATATGAACAACTTAAAAATATTTTTATTAATGTAAGTAATCAAGCATTACCAGCACAACAAAATCAAATTAATCAAACAGGTTATAAAGCATTAATTGAATATACAGATAAAATACCAGCACCATCACAAATAAGAACATTGTTAGATCAATTAATTAAATCTCAAAATAATGTTGATCCATCATTAACAATAAAAATATTAGAAAATTTATCATCTATTTTACCAGAAGTTAATGAATCAACATATATGAGCAGATTAGCAGATCAAATTATAAATTCAGGTGGTGTTCCAGTTAATCAACCATTAGCACCAGCCCCAGCAGGACCACCTCATGTAGCCGGACAACCTCGTCCAATGGGTTCATTAGCATTAATGGCACAAGCAACACCATTAATGGATCAAGTTATTAATCTTGTAATAAATCAAGTTGGTCAAGTCACACAATTAGTTCCAGCAACAGCAGGTAATCCAGTTCCAGATCCAGCATTACAAAATTATTTTACTAATCAGGTTATAGGAGGTATTATTAATTTTATGAATAATGCACATGGGGTAGGATGGCAACAAGTAGTTAGTTTTAACGGGCCTGTTTTATTACTTGCTATTCAAAACCTCACACAAAATTATGATTGGGTATTTACAGATAATGGAGGTAATGGTTTACAATTAACAATACCAGCAGTTAGAACAGCTATTGATATTGCACGTGGTGGAGATACACAACAGGTAATGATTGGTGCTGGTATTGGTAAACGTGCTGGAAGACCTCGTGGATCTGGTATTGTTAAACCAATATCTGAACGTATTGATAATACTAAAGGTATCAAACAGGGTCATACACATGTTCCATTTGGTAAGTATATTATTAATAAAAATAGATTAGATGACGATATATTTTCATTTAAACATGTAAAAGGATATGGAGTAAAAGGTTATCCATCTAAAAAAATATCTAGAAATTTATCAAATGTAATTAAAACTATTATTGGTGGAGGAGTTCCTAAATTTAATGAACTATCTAATTTATCAGAAGATGAAAAGAACTATTTACATACTGTATCAAGTAAAGCGGGAATTATGGATAAATTAAGCGTTCCAACACCATCTAAAGATTCAATGGAACAAGACATTCACCAATTTAATGTGATGAAAGGTGAGATTCTTGCGGGTAATGACTCATCTGTTCTTATTAAAAAATTTAAATTACTATTATTAAAATTATCTAAGAATGGATCACTACCGAAAAGAGAATGTCAGGAAATTATGGAAGACTTAATTCAGTTAGGTTATTAATATATATTCCAATATTCCAATTTTAACTCTATTTTTAAAACTTACTATATAAAATTAAAATATATATAATAAGTTTCATAATATATAATATTTTTGGAGATTTGGATTAATTCATATAAAGATTAATTCATATATAAAGTTAATGTCAATATCTGGTATATATAATTATCATGTGAAATTAGATCATCTAAATGAAGAATTACCGCAAATGAAATCTGAAATGTATAAACCACCATTTTATTTTGGTGGGTCACAAGTTCCAATCAATTTAGGGGTTGAACACTACCCATCACAAAGATCATCATATTCATCATCAATAGAAAATATTAGTAGTATTCCTATGAAAGGTCATGGACTTGGTGTAGGTCTCAAAACTACAATGAATAAAAATGACAATATTAGACGTGCTAAATACATGTTCCATAAATAATATATAAGGATTTAAAAACAAACTATTATATATAATTAATGTTCGTAATCGTAATGAATGGCACAAATCTCGTGCAAGACGGGTTAAATAATAAATTAGTGTATAAATTTCCTAATTCAGTTGTGTTTAAAGATAAATATATAGCTGTTAGTAGTATTAGTATGTATTACTCATGGTTCAACATAACATCAGCGTATGGTAATAATACTTTCACATATACTTGGAATGGAACAACAAATAATACTTATACAGTTACCATTCCAGATGGGTTATGGGATATATCAGCAATTAATAATTTTATTCAATATACATGTTTACAAAATGGAACATATTGGACAGTATCAGGGACATATTATTACCCTTTTGAGTTACTTGTAAACACTAATAGATATGCAATTCAATTAAATACATATCAAATTCCAACATCAACACCTACCGACGGAACAGTTCCACCAGCTGGATGGCCAACAGTTGTTTTCAATTCTGTTGTTACTTTTCCATCTTTATTTAATGCAATTGTAGGATACACTGCTGGGTTTGCAAGTAATAACAATGTAGGTGGAACTGCTACATTTGGGACGCCTTCAGCTTCTAATAATTATGCATCTATAAATTCTGTAGATACTATTTCATATTTATCAAACTTAGCACCACAAGTTCAACCAAATAGTAGTTTATTATTTTCATTATCAAATATTAATAATCCATATACACAACCATCAAGCATTATTTATAGTTTAAACAGTAATGTAGGTGTAGGAGAATTAATATCTGAAAAACCACCTAATTTTATGTGGAATAAATTGATTGATGGAACATATAATGAATTACGTCTTACATTTTTAAGTCCTACACTTCAACCAATTACAATTAATGACCCTAATATGACTATTCTATTAACTCTCAGAGACAAAGATGAAGGTTTTCTTGGAACTAAATGATAAATATATTTAAATAATAATTATATATAATATATTTAAACAAATAATATATTATATATATAATGGACGAATCAAAACTTAATACTCTTATTACTGATATTAATAATGAAAAAACTAAATTATTTAATGATTTAAAAAATGATACAGAATTACAACATGAAAAAGTTATTAATAGTAAACTAGCTACTCTAGATAATATGTTAAAAGCTGTATTCAAATTACGTAACATTCTGATCAAGGAAAAATTAACTTTTAAAATGTAATTAAAGATTAAATTCCTTTTAAATACTAATGGTATATAACTCAGTTAGATCAATACAGTTACCGCATCATAATGCGTCTAATTTACATGCCTTATCAGCATATCATAAAGGAATGAAATTTGTAAAAGGTGAAGGCATGGGTTCAGTCCTTTTACGAACAGGTGGTGGAGGTGGTGCATCATCATACATGGATATGGATGATTATATTTCAACTACTGGAATTAATCCATATACCCGAGCAGGTGTTTCACAAGGTAAAGGACTACCTAAAAGTTTAAGTTCAAAATTATCAAATCTAAATATTGCACCACCTACATCTACACCAAGAAAGAATATTGTGATGCATATGTAATTTATTATTTATTATTAATCCTTAAAGATATTTAAAGATTAATAAACTATTATTCCTAATGTGTGATAAACTAGTATTTGACCTATCCCAAGAAGTGGAAGGAAGCCCCAACGTCTTCGTGAGAAAAGACTGGGTTAACATCTTAGACAACCAAAATCAAAATTACTCAAATTCTCAATCGATTATCGATACGAGTCAACTCTCAAACTCAAATAAATATATGAGCTACAGAGAATCTTATCTAGCCATGCCACTCTTGATGACAATGGCATTGCCAACAGGTAATCTTTCAATTGTTAATAGTGCGTTAGCTGCTAATGCTGGTTATGCTGATATCTCTATAGGTAATTGGAATACATCAACAACAGGAACAAGTGCCGATTACGTCATGGGACTTAAAAATTGGTTTGGAACAATGATTCATAGTTTGACGTTGGATTACAACGGTTCAACTATTTGCCAGCAAACTCCGTTCATTAATATGTGGAATACCTTTAAACTGATGACATCCCTATCATATCAAGATGTTTTAAGTCAGGGTGCACAAATTGGATTTTTCCCTGATGATTCAGCATCATTTCAATTCTTTCCAGCAAAACAAGGAGGGGATGCCCTTGTTGTAGGTGGAACAATTGTTCAACCTACTATCGCAAATGACTCATTATTACAAGGAACATGTAATAATACAAATTTAATTGTTCCAACATCAGTTTCACAACGTTTTAATTCATTCTCTTCTGGTGCTGGAAATACAGGATTTTTAGAACGACAACAAAATATTAATTTTGATGCAACATCAAATTTATGTTCAAATGATATTAATTTTAATACTGGTGCTACATCTGCACAATATGGCGATTTACTTTATAATTCAGGTTCTCCTGTAACTCCTGCAAATCCAACCATGACAGGATTGTGGAAATCATATATTTTTAATAAAATTAATGGTGTTGTAGCTGTTACTGCTGCTATTGCTGGTGCTGCTGTTCCAGTAGCTATTACCACACCACCAGTTTTACAAATCAATGTAATGGCTACTATTAAATTAAAACATGTTCATAGTTTTTTCAATATGTGCCCATTACTTAAAGGTGTATTTATGAAAATTACATTAAATTTAAATAATACATCAACATCTGTTGTATGTGTTTCAAATGTTCCAACTGCTGGAACTACAGCAATACCATTAGTTACAAATATGCATGTAAGTTCTGTATCAAATGCACTAGGTGGAACAAATCCGTTAATGGTTGCGTCACCTGCTGGTATTAGCACTGCTACAACACAGGTAGCATACACAGCAGCAACATCTACATCCCAATCATTTAATGGTGGGTATGGGTTATTTGCTAATAATTACGTGTTATCAACTGCAGGAGGTTCTGAAATTAAGGCAACATATTTAATGAATGTATCAGTTGGAAATAGATGCTTAGATCAAGCACTTGTAAACACACCTGGTGTAACAACTGGATTATTAGCACAAAGCGTATATTTATATATTCCAGCATATACATTTAATCCACCATTTGAACAAGCAATTTTATCATCACCTATTAAACAAATTAATTATACTGATGTATATCAATACCAAATTACAAATATTGGAGCTGGTCAATTTATAAATCAACTTATAACCAATGGAATTGCAAATATTAAGAGTATCTTAATTTTACCGTTCTATTCAGCTACTGCATCAGGAACAGATCCAACATGTTCTAAATCAGGTGTCCAAAATAGCACAAATACCGGATTCTTAAAAGGTTATCCAGTATTTCAAAGTCCTTATGATCCTGCAGGATCTGGCACAACTTCCCCATTGTGTCACATCAGCAATTTCAACGTGCAAATTTCTGGGCAAAATGCAATCTATAACCTTCAGAAATACAATTTTGAACAATTTAATAACCAACTTTATGGACAAAATGCTGTAAACGGAGGTTTAACAGATGGTTTAACTTCTGGTTTAGTTGGTCGTAATGAATTTGATATGTCTCATTGTTACTACTATGTAAATGTTGAACGCATGTTACCGGTTGAAATGGGTGTGCCTAAATCTGTGCAAGTTGTTGGACAAAATATGAGTGCTAAAGCATGTGATTATTATGTGTTTATTGAATACGGTGTTAAAATCTCTATTGATATCTTAACTGGAGCAAGGGTTTAAAGGTATATTATATTATTATTATATAGTATACTTTGTTCCATATTTAAATATTTAGGAAATTAATAATTAGATAATATTAATTAATATTGAAATAATATTAATTAATATTGAGATCATGATAAATCATTTAAAAAGATAATGATTTTATAATTAATGCAAAAAATCCAGATTGACGCAAGTCCACATCAATTAAGAAAACTTAAAAAAGGTCATAATGTTAGAATTAAAAAAGGAACTGGTTTTGAGTTACTAGTTCATCCAACAACCTATAATATTGTAAGTAGAGCCTTTAATAAGGGTAAAGGGTCTCAAGTCCAATTATCACCTGAAGAACTAGAAGCTAACCAAGGTATTTCTAAAGCTATCAGTCCAGAAGCACATAAAGTGTCTACGGATTCCATGGTCCAAAAAGCACCAATTGCAGGTGGAAAAATCGGACGTGTCAAAAAAGCAAATAAATGGCAAACATTTGTTGATGCTTCATTACGTGATACTATTGATACAGCTGGAAAAGCTGGAAGAGTATATAACGATACAACAAGTTTAAAATCACGCATGGGATTCGGTATTAGTGGTTGTGGTGTTCATGATCAATTACACGATGCATTAAATCATCATTTAGGAACAAACTATGGTTATCTTGCACGTGCTGGTATGGATAACTTTTTAAATAGTAAAAATAGTGCTTTAATGAATAAACATGGTATTGATGCACGTAAAGGATTAGCAGCATTAAGACAAGGTTATGATGCATTTGAACCACATTCACGAATGGTAGGTGGTAATATTGAAAAATCAACTGTAGGGATGAAAGGTAGTATGTTACATGCTTATATTCCACCTGCATTAGTATCACAACCATTTAGTGCAAATTTCCAATTCCAACATTTCCTTCCTGTTCAATTCCAACATTTTAATTCTGGTGGGGCATATGATGGAGGTATGTCTGGTAATGGGTTATATGTATAAACAATATAAAGGATAAATTATATTATATATTAATATGTCACTAACAGATACCCAAATAACAACACTATGTAAAAGAATGAATATTCCTTTAGCTGAGATTGTTTTTAAGGATGAACTTCATTCACCATTAGAATATAATAAAGCATACTTTGTAAATTTAGAAGATAGTCATAATGAGGATGGATCTGAAAACGATGGGACACATTGGACATTTCTCCAACTCGTAAAATATCCCAATGGTAAAATTGAAAAGATATACTTTGATCCATATGGAGCACCACCAAGCGAAAATATTAAAAAAGCTGTAAAGGAAACAACTAAAACTCAAGGTCTCCCATTTACAGAAAAAGATATACAAAGCTTAATGAATAACGCATGCGGATATTATTGTCTAGCTATTGGTCACTTTATTAATTCATCTAAATTCAGATCAGGAAGTCTATATGATGATGTTTCATGTTTTATGGATATGTTTGATGACCTTAATAAATCTTGTGATTTTAAAAAGAATGAATATATATTAAAACATTTTTTCAGGTCAGAAGATCCTTCACTCAGAAAAGAGGTTGATGTCATAACAAGTCAAGATGAAAAATGTGGTATTGACATGATGAAAATTCCGGTTGATATTAAAGTCCTTGACAAATAGATATAAAGGAATAATACCATTATATATATAATGAGTGAAGAAATCAAAACAGAAGTAAAGTATAGTTCATATACTCCAGCACAAAAGAAAGCATCACAACTATATAGACAAAATAATAAAGAGAAGATTAATATTCAACGTAAAAGATATTATCAAAAACGTAAAGAGAATGATCCGACATTTTTAGAATACAAAAGGGTTAAGGCTAGAGAATATTACGAAAAAAAGAAACTTGATAAAGTAGTAACACCTGAAGCCACACCTGAAGAATCTAAAGTTGAAGTAATTGATACAGTTGAATTACTTAAAATTCTTTCACCAGAATCACCAATTGTTAAAGCACTTGAAAAGGCTGAAGAAGAGAAACCTGTTGAGCCATTGCCCGAATTACTGAAAGAAGCAATGACAACACCATTACCTGACGAACCTAAAAAGAAGTCAAAAAAATCAAAGAAATAAATTAAATTAAAAGTATCATTATATATGATACACTGTATGATTTCCCGAGCGGTCAAAGGGGCGGGTCTTAAGATCCCGTGCTTATGCTTCGTGGGTTCGAATCCCACATCATACAACATGTATTGTTTATGGGACGATAATATATGTAGTCATTATTTTATAATGATGACTAAATATAAATTACATTCTATCTTCCTCAAATTCT